CTTGAGTTCGAGAAGTGGACCCGTGAAGAGGTTGGTGGAGATATGGCTCAGAACATTCTTGTTAATGGCTGGGCAGGCGAGGCCGCCAAGTGGTGCGGCCTCAACTGGATCACCACCATCAAGGACGATCTCATCCCCAACAACAGCATGTTCCTCTTTGCTGCCCCTGAGTTCCTTGGCCGCCTCTACTTCCTTGAGGACACCACCATGTTCGTCAAGCGTGAAGGCCCAATGCTAAGCTGGTATGCCTATGAGATGCTTGGCGGCGGTATCGCAAATGCTGCAGCAGTTTCCCGAGTTGACTTCACCTAATTTAAAGATATGATGCACCATACTGGGGGAGAAATCCCCCAGTAGGAATTTTACTAGGAAAAACTATGTTTCCTGACGGCCCAACAGATCACTCTTCTCCAGAATTTATAGATAAGCTTATTATCAAAATTTTGGGCGGATAAAGCAGATCCAGCAGGCTTTAAGAAAGATTACGAAAAAACATTAGCAGACGCTAAGGCAAAATACTCCAAAAAAGGAATCTCAAATGTCAGATACTCAGAACAACGAGTTTCGTAAGATCGCTGCCCTTCAAAGCTTTGTTGGTGCCTACTACATCCCGGAGTTCGTCAAGACTTGCGCTAAACAGGGCCTTCAATTTGAGTCAGAGTCTGACCTCGCTCACGCTCTGCAGATAAACGGCAAGTTTGCTGCAATGGTCTCTAGTGGCGTCTCTGTTGACGCCCTCATCGACACCATCGTTGGCAACCTTAACGTCAAGCATGCCAACGAAGGCCAGATCAAGCTTTCGCTTTCTACAATGAATCACGCTCTGGATGTCGGTTTTGAGACCGTAGGCATTCCAGTTGCTCCAATGAACAAGGCTGCAGCTGCAGATGTCCCCGGCGGTGTTTCTGATGAGGAGCTCCTTACGTTCCTTGACGTAGTTATCTAATAACTACTCGAAAGGAGCGTTTCAGTGAACTTCCATCAGGCTCCTATAACCAGGTATCTACGTTTACAGGATAGAGTTGCCACCCTTACCGTAAATGAATTAACGGTAGCTCCGCAGGTTTTTAGCGCAACCGCTCCGGTAATTAATACTTCTACCTGGGTGTCAGGTAGGGCTGTAAACGTGTTTTTTGAGACGCCTACATGGCCCTCAAGCACCTTTAGCATCAACTTAGAGTACAACCACAGCGGTGCCGGCTCGCCCTTACTCATTGCTCCGAACGTAATGATTGAGGATGGCGGAAACGTAAGCGGAATACCTAACGTAACAAACCACTTTATTCGTGGTAACGTAGTATTTTCTAACACTTTAAACACTGCTATAAATGTCACCTATTGCGGCGTTTTAATGAACGTAGTGCCTGTTGGGGAGAGGGTGTCTGCTGCAAATTCCAGTTGGGTGCAGCCTGCGGATATTCTTGACGTAACGGGAAATAACCAGATTGCTCATAACCTAGCAACAAGCCAAAACATTACGGTTCAGGCTGTTAGGGCTAAAGGCGGCCCTGACAGTTATTACGTAGAGTTCAATGCTCCGCTGGATCTAGACGGTATAGGTACAAGCATATCCGGCGGCGACGCAACAGGATTTCCGACATCTCCGGCTACTGGTACGTTAGCTGCAACGGAATCTTCTTACGACTATACGGTCAAGTACGCCGATAATAGTTTTAAAAAGCTAGGCACAGATGGCCTAACGTTAAACGTAGTAGGTAAAGACTCCAGCGGTACCGCAGTATTCACAGGGGTTCTTGTAGGCTCCGTCAATGTAACCTACGCCAATAACAATAAAACCGGATTAATTGCTGGCTTGTTTGATCCATCTAGGTTCATGCAAGTGTCTAGAGCTTGGGCTAACGCCAACTTCCGACCCTTGTCCACAGTGAGTACTACTGCGTTTAACTCACAGAGAATCTCTGTTGATAGAGACTACGTGTCTGGGGCTGAGCCATATCGTTGTATTGCAATTATTAACTCGGGAACCACGCCCACCTATCCTCAAATTGCCATTACCATTAATCCAATAAGCTAATCTTTAGGGGCAACATGGGCTTTCAAAGAAGCGCGTATACCAGATACTTGATTCTAGGGGGAGTTTTGTCAGACCATGTACGTCACCCGTATCCTCTGACTATTCCTAATGAATTAGCTTCTATCTCTATATGCCCTTGGCCACTATCAGCATTTTTATATTCTGAAGACTCCGGTAATGTGTTTTTAGGTTGGAGTATGGGGAATAAAGTAAATTTATTTTTAGAGACGCCTAACTGGGAGGTCTCTCCTTATAAAGTTACAGTTAGAGCTTTTAACGCAGATGAAAATATAAATGTGAATCGGCCGCCAATTCTTGTAGAACCTAATGTAGTGCTACACGACCCTACTCAGGCGGAATCTCCTACTCAAGAAACCCCTTACTATACTTTTTTAATGGGAAATCCAGTATACCCTAATGGAGCCCTTTGGAAGCCGGAGGACCAACAAGGCCCTGGAGAAAAAATACTAATTCTTGAGGATACAATAACCAATCAGACAGTTTATCCAGTTAACTGGGATGACAGTGGAATCATTACAGTTAACAACCAAAATGTTATGACTGCATATACCGATCGAATAGGTTGCACGGCCGCAGGAGAGGTAAGACTTAATTACTCCGCATCGTTAAAAAATATTGTAGGGGTTGGGAGTAGGGAGAACGTAGGTGCAGTACATGTGGTTCAACCTACCGATACAATTGAGCTTATTGATGCCGAAGCCTCATATTCTAATCTTGCAAATTACAATAGGCTAAACAATTATTTAAATAACCCTTATCCTATTATTACGGCCATTAGAACCACTGCTCAAGGCGTTTGGAAGATTGAGTTTGCCGCTATGATTGATAATTATGGGCCGGATGATAGACCCGGTTTACCGACGTATACCGGACTGGGAACTTTTAGTAATCCGGTACCGTTGGCTGGCTACGAAACTATATCGTCTGCATATACGGCAAATGAAATTTATTTCATGTATCCAAATAATATTTTTAAAGGATTAGCTAAAGACAATCTCGTTATATCAGTTGTAGGCAGAGATGTGGCAGGAGAAAAAGTGTTTGTTGGCAAGCTATACAATGCTTGTAATCTGACTTACTTTGAAAACAATAAACAACAAACTTTAAATACCTTTAAATATTCTAAAGAATATCTAAATCTTAGTTTAAGTAAATTTGCACAAATCGCAAGACCGATAATCCCTGCAACCTCTATTCCTACAAATCAAACAAACGAAGTGACGTTTAAATGTGGAAATTATCAAAATGGCACGCGGCCTATAAAAACTCTAGCTATTTATAATAGCTCAAATATTAGAACTCTAGTTGTAGTTACCGCAGAACCTGCAGAGTAATTAAAGAAGTTTTATACGGACTAGCATGTTATAATTAAGCATCTATGTCGGCCGGTAACGCAAGTAACACAGTTTTTACTGCTATTCCTGTAGGCGAAGACTTTTATATGTCTTTTTCTACGGAACGGTTTTTTCATAATATTGTTCCTATGGATATTCAAGATGTGGTGTTTAACCTGTACGACGCCCGACTGATAGGCTCAGTAGGTAGCCCAAATCCAAATGCTGTTATTGAAACAGTAACGAAGAGCGTTACTCCCAACCGCTTTGTTATCACTCCGACTAATGTATCGATCCTCATATTCTCGGCGTCTCTAGATGGCTATGAGTCTACTCGTACGGCAGGCGTGACAACGACATTCCGGGGAGAATTGTATGGATTTGCTTCGCTTACGGTGGCAGGCGAGGAGACCGGCACCATTACCCGCCTTGAAGTTTGGCCTATTACTGCTCGTGCATATGCATATGCGCTACAGCTAGAGCCAGACATCTACTGGGATGGCTATTTCTATTCAACCACAGTGCGGACTATTGCCGCGTCTTGCAACGCTGTCGGCAGTCTTACCAAATTAAGTTGATAATCCACTATGCCCTACCCTAGCACACAAAGCAGCATTGTCCTGGGTCCGGTTGCGGTCGTTGTTGGGGCTAACCGGCACAAGATTCCAGCCAGCCCATACAGGTCAAAGGCAAACTATCTGCCGGTCGATCAGGTTGCCCAAGATGGGGCTTCGTTCTTTCGGACGCAGGTATTCACTCCAGATAACAATCCGTTGAACATTGTTGACATGAAGCTCCGCTATGTGGTGCGGCAGTCTTTGTTCTCAGACAGCTACACGGAAATAGACGTAACTGTTGTTCGTCCCGACTATGGCGAAATAGAAATTTATATTCCCCCTAACATTCTTTCTGATCCTGGGCTGCACTTAGCGGGTATTCAGGTCTATAACCTTGATAATAAGCTTATCTACCAGACTCCTAGGTACCTGGAGATTACGCCGAAGATTAACCATAGTAATCGCCCCGTAACTGTAGCCGAGATACGAATGGCGCTACGCGATTACCCCGAGTGCAACACTTTGCTAAACGACGTGGAGTTCACAGACAACGAGATTGCCTACTGCATAACTAGGCCTATCGATACCTGGAACTCTATGTCTCCAAATGTAGGTCAATATGATATTCATAATTTCCCCTGGCGTCAGGCACATATTAATGCCGCTGTCGGAGAACTCATGAAAATCGCCGCTTATCACTACTTCAGAAATCAGTTGCCTTACAGCTCCGGTGGACTGTCCGTCGATGACAAAAACAAGGGTGCTGTATATCTTCAGATGGCCGAACAAGAGCTTGTAAAGTTCCAGGCGTTCAGCCAGGAAAAGAAGTTCGAAATGAACATTATGGGTGGCTTTGCAGGACTGCCTGGACCATACGATCAGATTTGAGACGCTAGATGGATGGCCCTTTTAAAGATCTTCAAATTATATACAATGGTTTAGGGCGTACCGCTGTCTCGTGGGTGCTAGACTCTAGGTTTAATGACCCATACCCGCATACTTTTGAACTGCAGTTTAGCCCAGTATCTACCGGATTCGATATTGGCGAGTATTCCATCGTGGAATCAGGGGACAAGGTAAATTTTTTACTAGATGTAAAGTTTCGAGATGAGGGACTGCCTTCAGCAGCATTCTATAGGGTCAAGCTTACTACCCCTGCAGGGCAGTACTATTCCCCGGTCCGTGGACTGCAAGGTAATATAAATTATAAGAATATTGGTTTGGTGCGAGAACTATTACGCAAAGAAAACCTAGTATTGCGTAACGATCGTGGTGCGGCTAAGGGTTTTTTATTTAAAAGAAGATACTACGGTCCTACTTGTAGCTGCACAGATAAGAATACAGGCATATTAGTGCATAGCATGTGTCAAGATTGTGCAGGTGTGGGGTTCAAGGATGGATACTTTTCAGGTGTAGACTTTCCAATTCTAGTTATGGGCGCTGAGATTCAGCAAAACACTCCAAGTTCTGCGGGTCCTCAAGATATTCGAGCCATTGAGGCTAGATGTTTGGTTTTCCCCGTTGCTGTTGACCAAGATTTGTGGATGGAGGCAGACACTAGTAGGCTATACGAAATCCAGAACTATTCAATTATAGGTAGACTCGGTCTATACCCAGTAGCTGCAAAGATACAATTGAGACAGCTTCCTTTAGTAGATAGTGTTGCGCTATTGGCATCTTTGAATAAAAAATCTTAATAATTGTAGTAAATGCATATAGCTATTAGTATTTTTATGCTTTAAGTGCAGTTTGATTAGTACTGTATTTATTGTATCTTTATAACTAGTGATCTATACCTTATTAAAAGAGTATTCTCCATATGGCTAATATAATTCGTATCAAGCGCAGAGCCTCTAACTCCAACGCACCATTAGACACAGATCTGCGGAATGGTGAGTTGGCGTTCAATGAGGGCAATGACATTCTTTACTACGGTAAAGGGGAAATTGACGGTCACGCCGGAGTTGTAATCAAAATAGGAGGCTCGGGCGCCTTTTTGACCTTGGCTGGCGGCACGATGATCGGCGCAATCACCCTTAATGCAGACCCTAACTCGGCTTTGCATGCAGCCACCAAGCAATATGTTGACAACGTTGCTCAAGGCCTAAATGTAAAGCAGAGTGTAAAAGCAGCAACTACGGCTAATTTAGGATCAATTTCCTACTCTAACGGCAGTTCTGGTGTAGGGGCTACCATTACAAATGCTAGCACCATGGTGCCGTTTCCCGCACAAGACAACGTTACCTTAAATCAGGGTTCACGCTTATTAGTTAAAAATCAGCAGGGGGCATCTCAGAACGGAATCTATACACTTACAACAGTTGGAAATTTTTCGGAGAACTGGGTTCTTACTCGTGCTACAGATTTTGACGTTAATAAGAATCTTCCAGGAAGCTTTGTATTCGTAGAGGAAGGCACAACTCAAGCAGATAGTGGATGGGTATGCACTACAGATCATACAATAACTATTGGCACTACGGGAATAAACTTTAGTCAGTTTTCCGGAGCTGGTCAGATCACTGCTGGAGCCGGTCTTACTAAGAGCGGAAATATTCTAGATGTGGTGTCTACCGGCGATGGCAGCCTGACAATCACAGGAGACTCCATTAATCTTACCAGCGGAATCGCCACGGCAGGCATCTACAGATCGGTGACAGTCGATACCTACGGCCGAGTTACTGCGGGCACTACGCCAACTACTTTCTCAGGATACGGAATATCCGATACGGCTACAAACCTAGCAGCAGCCTTAGGCACCTCAGCCACAGGCAGCGGTAATCTGGTTCTTGCAACCTCCCCTACGTTAACCACGCCCCTACTAGGTACGCCAACTTCAGGCAACCTAAGTAACTGCACAAATATTCCTGTAAACTCTGTCACAGGAATTTTGCCAGTTGCCAATGGGGGCACTGGTGTAAATACATCAACAGGAACTGGGAGTGTCGTATTGTCTGCTGGTCCAACTTTTACTGGGACTGTTAATGCAGCTAATATAACCCTGAGTGGTAATCTTATTGTTAACGGTACAACGACAACTGTAAACAGTACCACAGTTACCTTGGATGATCCTATTATTACTTTAGGTGGAGATGTAGCTCCAACATCGGATGACAGTAAAGATCGTGGTGTAGAGTTTAGGTGGCATACTGGGTCAGCTGCTCGTCTTGGTTTCTTTGGTTTTGATGACTCAACTGGATATTTTACATTTATTCCAGATGCAACAAACAACGGCGAAGTATTCTCTGGTACTTTGGGAGATATCCAAGCTGGAAATTTTAGGGGTAACTTAATAACGGATAATACTACAATTGATTGTGGAACCTTTTAATGCCTAATGTAATACAATTAAAAAGAACTTCTACTGTTGGGGTTGAACCAGCTTCTTTACTTAATGGTGAATTAGCAATAAACCTAGTCGATGAAAGGGTGTTTTTTAAAAACTCAAATGGTGTTATAAAATCTCTAGCTGAAACAACAGATCTTGTTAACAATCTAGTGACGA